ATAGAGGAATCACGTTATGGGTTCCTCGTTTTTCTTTATGGGCATATTGTTCTGAGTTTTTATTTCTGGTTTAAAAACAAAGACTTACCTATGTTCACGCAGAACTTCTTTTTCATCGGTGTAGACTTATGGGGGATATACAGATGGTTCTTAGTTTAATAATCTATCTTGCATTATGTTATGCATTACCTCTATGGTTATTGTGGACATGGAATAATGAGAAACGCCCGTAGATCAACTGGATAGATCATCTGTCTACGAAACAGAAGGTTATAGGTTCGAATCCTATCGGGCGTGCCAAAATACCCCCCCCCTAAAACTGAGCGGCTTGTCTGCTCTTAACTGGAGAAATTAAAATGGAAAGTCGTAAAGAGTTACTACAGAGACAGTTGAAAGATTTGGATGCATTGATACAGTCTGTTAGTAAGAGTATTGGTGATGCAGATTTACTTGAGCATTGTAGTAAGAAACGTGCAGCGATTGTCTTTGAACTCGCAAAGATGAATATGGACATTAAGAAGGAGAAACCCTCTATGCATTATGAACAGGAACTACTTACTATTATGATGGAAGAGTGTGGTGAGGTTATCCAAGCCTGTAGTAAGATTATCCGATTCGGTGCCACGGATGAGAAGTTGAAAGAGTTGGAAAAGGAACTCGGTGATCTCTTTCAGATGATGGAACTTGCCCACCAGTATGACTTGGTGAGTTGGACAGGGATTGATGAAGCGAGTGCTGCGAAAGCAGAGAAACTGAAGAAGTATTCTAGTTTAATGGGATAGAAGAGCGGGTCGAGGCGGGTCAAAAGCGGAGAAACTCTAAATAAACGCTCAATGGATGAAGAAGAAGATTCATATTACTCTTGGATAGATGATCCCCATGACGATTGCAGTCATTGGGTTGGTTTCTTATAAAAATGTGTTGACATGTTATCAAAACAATGTTATAGTATAAGAGAAAGATAAGGAGTTTAGATTATGGAAAACATTTTGACTAGTATATTATTGTCTGTGGCAATCAATGGTGCAGTGTCTACACAGGAACCAGTGCAACAGACTGTTCTCTCTACAGTAGGTAATGATATCACTATCGGACAGACTGTGGATGTGAACACCACTCGTGTGATTGGAACAATGGGTAATGCAAGTGGGTATACTTGTTGGCCCTCTCCAGTGTATGGTTCAAATGGTTTGAAAGAGGTAAAGGTGAAATGTCAATAATGAAGTTTGAAGATATTAAGTTTGATTCTCTCTATGATGGGAAACAGGCAGTGATTCCCTTTGGTGATTATGAGCTGTCCATCGTGTCACACTCTATGTCCTATGGTGGGTCACAAGGACTGTATGAGATTGCAGTCTTTAAGGATGTTGATCAAGTTGAATTGCCTGGCATCACCCATGAAGGTGATACTGTGAAAGGTTTCCTTACTGAATCTGATGTTGTTTGTATCATCAAGAAAATGCAGGCGATCACATGTGGGTCTTAATCTATATACAGTTAATCTTTCCTAACACTGGATTCTATGATATAGATGTTCAGATGCTCGGAGAGTATGAAGACTTCTCTACATGTGCAATGGACAGAGAATACTTTATGCTCGAACAAGGGAACGTCACTGGTTTCCCTGCTCCTAATACTCAACTCGTGTGCATTCGCACAGAAGACTTTACAGATAAAGACTAATCTCCTTTCATAATAATCCTTAGTCCAATTATCACACATAGGTGATAAGTATTATTGCATAGGATTACTATGCATTTTATAGGAGATGATTATGTGGACTAAACCTACCGCAACAGAAATGCGTTTCGGGTTTGAAGTTACAATGTATGTCTGTAACCGATAACGTTTAATTCTAACGATCCCCTTTGGCAGTATAAATACTGTAAAGGGGATTTTTTTATATGAATGAACAGTTGTCTTATTTCACTGGCCGTGACGGATTTCACTGGTGGATAGGTGTGGTAGAAGATCGTAACGACCCAGAAACTTTGGGACGTGTGCGTGTGCGTGTCTTTGGTTATCATACTGATGACAAAACAAAATTACCAGACAGAGATTTGCCATGGGCATTCTGTATTCAACCAGCCAACTCTGCATCTTCTGGTGGTATCGGTTCCTCGCCCACTGGGCCTATTGAAGGAACATGGGTAATAGGGTTCTGGCGTGATCCAGACTTCTTCCAAGAACCAATGGTTTTGGGAACAGTGCCTGGCATTGCTACATCTGCACCACAGGGACAGACTCCTTATGACTATTCATCTCAACAACAACTTCCTCCCCCTTCAGTAGAGACTGTCACTATCACTGGTGACGGAACAACTACAGAATTTTCTACACCAGTTCCTACAGAGGACACTTCAGTTCAAGTTACTATTGACGGTGACGTTCAACAAGCAGAGAACGCTCCGCCATCTTCACCATTGAATGTTGAGCCTGGCTCAGACAGAAACAATTATGAAGGTGGAACTGTTTGGACAGAAGATGACTTTTCTCGTTCTCGTTATAAGAGTCGTTTGGCTGCCAACATCAACTCTCTTGTTCCAGAGATTCGTGATAGGTTTGGTGAAGGTGTGAAAACATTCCTTGCAAATAATCCAGACTATGACTGCACCATTTCATTTGGTTATAGAAGTCTTGCTCAACAGCGGACTCTATATAATGAATATCAACGTGGTGGCCCGAAGGCTGCATACCCAGGCAACTCTTGGCACAATTGGGGTGCGGCGATTGACTTTGTGGTTGTGCAAGGACGTTCGGCAGTTTGGGATTCTTCTTTCTACACTGGAATTGCTCGTGAAGCATTCTCACGTCACGGATTGAAGAATGATATTAGTAACGACTCTGGACACTTCTATCCTACTGCATTTCCTCAAGGTGTGCCAGAAGAGATTAAGAGTGGAGCGAAAACAGTCGCAGATTACGCTAGAGAAAAAGGTATTGCATCATAATGAGTTATAGAATTGAAAATAATAAGATTGTATTTGACACTCCTCCAAGAGAAGGTCAAGAAGTTCAAGTTACAGTATCCACACAACAGTCAGTTAATGGTTTTGCAGACCCTAGAGGTTACTACCCAAGACGTGTCAACGAACCAGATACAAACAGACTTGCAGTAAACGACAGAACCAATCAGCATCCAGTTGTTCAGTTTAAGAGACAACGTGTTGATGATTTGATTGGTGAACCACAGACTCCATACAATGCGGAATACCCACACAACCATGTAAGGGAAACTGAGTCTGGACACATTCAAGAGTTTGATGACACTCCTGGCTTTGAACGTATTCACGAATTCCATAAGTCTGGAACATTCTATGAGATTCATCCAGACGGAACTAAAGTAACTAAGGTTGTCGGTGAGGACTATGAAGTAGTTCTTCAGAATAAAAAGTTGCGTGTGCGTGGTAATGTAGAAATCTATGTTGATGGCGACACCAATCTCTACACTCGTGGTTCTGTTAACGGACAAGTAGATGAAGACATGACTTGGAATGTCGGACGTAACATTACGTTCCATGCTGGACAAAACATTCGCATGTATTCAAATCAGTCTACAGAGATTACCGCACAACAACAGATTACCGCAACGGCAGTTGGTAACATGAAGTTGCAGACGCAAGCAGATTACACATGCAGTGTTGATGGAGACTTCAAAACAAATATTAAAGGTAACACAGATATCATTGGTGATGGGTATGGTGTTTATATGTTCGGTGATGATATCAACTTCATTACTGATACGCATATGGATATCAATGCTGGAACCACAATGAATGTTACATCGAATGGTGCGATGGACTTGGTTGGTTCAACTATTGACTTGAACAAGGCAGGACGTGCAGCTGCATCAGCAATATCCGCTCCAGACATTGAGTTCTTCGACAGTAGAGGTGTTGCAACTTACGATGAAGGTGAAGTTGTTGGTGCTCCAGTTGAGGCAATTGTTCTTGCACCAAAACCAAGAAGTGAAACAAGAGACATGAGTGCGTATCATGGCGATGATGATGTTGAGTTATCAATTGATGATAAACGTGCAGCGATTACTCGTGGTGACTATACTCCAATGAACTTCCAAGACTATTCTTTCAATGCGTTACAAGGTTCCTATAATCTTACAAACATTATGAGAAGAGTCGAGGCGCAACCAAGAGTAATATCTACGCCAGGCGAACATGAAGATGCATCTACGAATACTGCTGTTAGAACTCCAGAGGCTGGTAACACAAGCGTTGCACCAGTTGAAGAAGTTACAATAACAAATGGTATCGACTATAACATGATGATATCAAGACACTTCAAGTTAGCAGATTTGAGTAAGAATGCAGTCTACGGACATAACATTAGAGAACAACACGGATTGACTGTTGAACAGATTATTAATAATCTTTCTGTTATCGCAACAAACTCAATTGACTTGATTAAAGACCAATATCCAAACGTCAGAATCAATTCTGGTTTCCGCCCTGCGAGTGGAACATCACAGCACGAAAGAGGACAGGCAGTTGATATGCAGTTCGGTGGAGTAAGTCCAAGAGAGTATATTGAACTTGCAGAATGGGTCATTCAGAATGTTCCATTCGATCAGTTCCTACTAGAATACTCTGAACGTAGAACCGCATGGTTGCACTTGTCATGTAAGGTTTCTGGTAACAGACAACTATACGGAACATTCTTCGATCACGGCCGTTACGGTGAGTGGGGAAGATTGTATCAGTTGGCATAGGAGAAGAGATGCCAGGTGTAAGTAGAGTTGGAACAGATTCAGCAGGCGGAATCATTACAGGAATGTTACAAGACGGAACAGTGAGTGCAAATGGTGACCCTATATCAGTTGATGGTGATCCAGTTGCACCGCATGGTGTGCCGCCACATGCGGCACCAACCATGATTGCTGGTTCCAATAAAGTTTTTGTAAATGGTATTGCAGTTGTCAATGCTGGAGATTCTGCGACTTGTGGACATACCTCAAGTGGAAGTGGTGATGTGAGTGTGGGAGATTAAACTAAAATGAGAGAGAGAACAAATGAAAGATTTAAAAGTAAACGAATACGATGTTAGACTATTGAAAGCGGTTGACGGAGATACTGTTGACGTAGATATTGACTTAGGATTTAATATATGGTTGCGTGATGAACGTGTTCGTATCATGGGCATCGACACACCAGAGTCAAGAACATCGGACAAGGTTGAGAAACTATTTGGTAAGGCAGCAAAGACAAGACTGAAGGAACTACTGACAGAAGGTGGTGTTCTCGTAACAACTGAAGAGAAGAACGGTGAGGACATGCGTGGTAAGTTTGGACGTATCCTTGGTGATTTCAAAACACCAGATGGTAAACTTGTCACAGAGGTTATGATTGCAGAAGGACATTGTGTTCCATACTTTGGTGGAAGTAAAGATGATGTTCAGGCACAACACATGATAAACAGAGAAAGACTTCTTGCAGAAGGTGTAGTATCTCGTGAGGATTATGATGCCGCAGTTAAGTTGATGGAAGGCAAGTAAGTTTCCAACTTGCGTTATAAATACAAATAAGGAGAAATAGATGGCGGCAAATCCTACAGCATTTAGAGATGCAGAATCAGCAGGACAAGAGAGAAGCGCTCAGGTCTTTAAAGACTTGAACCTTAATCTTGTGCGCCATCCACTTACTGGTGACATTGGTAAACTAACTGATGCCGAAGCAGTAAAACGTAGTATTAGAAATCTGGTGAATACCAATTTTTATGAGCGTCCCTTCCATCCAGAGATTGGTTCTGATGTTCGTGCGGTTCTATTTGAACCAGTGAGTCCAGTTGTAGCAGCTTCACTTAAACGTTATATTGAAGATGTTATCTACAACTTTGAACCTCGTGCTGAACTGGCGGTAGTAAATGCGCTTCCAGATTTGGACAATAACAGATATCTTGTTACCATTGAGTTCTATCTTGTAAACTCGACTAGTGGTATCCAAGGCGTAGAATTATTTTTAGAGAGACTAAGATAAATGGCAACAAATAAAAATCTACAAGTCACTGAGTTAGACTTTGATGATATCAAAACTAATCTCAAAACATATTTAAAAGGACAAGAAGAGTTCTCAGATTATAACTTTGAGGGTTCTGGTTTATCAGTTCTTATTGATGCACTTGCATACAATACACATTACCTTGCAATGAATGCCAACTTTGCAATTAATGAAACTTTCTTAGACTCTGCTATTTTGCGTTCTTCTGTTGTCTCTCGTGCAAAAGAGTTGGGTTACACTCCTCGTTCTGCTCGTGCCCCAATGGCACTTGTTGAGATTGCGGTAGTTGCTCCTAATAGAGCAAACCTTACTTTGGAAAAGGGAACTAAGTTTACAACATCTGCTAATGGTAAGTCCTATGGGTTTATCGTAAATGAATCTATTACAACTTCACAGAGAAAT